ATCGACATAAAACCGACAGTTCCACCACGGAACTCAACTAGAAAGACGCAATTGCCGTTTGCCATGATGTTTTGCTGTTTACTCTGTAATTATACACCAAACCAACGGGTTTGAGAAGAGCATGGGACAGTTCTTCAATTGGGCGTTGACAACATCGCAATTGTCAGAAGTATAATAAAACCAAAAACAAATAAGTGTTCCATTAGTGTGCGCAACCGTTTCCCTTATAATCATCAGAATCGTAGTAATGATTTTTACTCATTCCAAACACGATTGTAGCAGGTACAAAGATAATTGCAAGGGGTAGAAGTATACTACCAAACATTACTCTTCCTCATGTGAAAGTTGACGTTCTAATTCATAATGAACTGGCAAAAGATGAGAAGCAATGTAATCAAACCACTCATTACCTTGAAGAGTCTTTGATATTTCTGCTAGTTGATCTCTTGCCATTTCTAACTCAGATCTTTTCATAATGAAACATGTTCGATGATCACATCATCCCCCCATTTATCTTTAATTTGTTGGGATGCTTCTTCACTGGTAACTGCCTTAACTGACTCTACAATGTGATTGAATCGTTCAGCATAAAAGAATACTTGAAATGATTTTAGTTCCATACGGGAATAATCTCGATGTTACTACAATTATGTAGTGATCTAACATGATGCTCCCAATTTAGTGCATCACGTTCATCATAAAACACTGCTTCTTGCTTGGCAGATCCTTTCTTTTTCTGCTTAAGATAGGTGACTTTGTACTTCATAATCATTCCAACATTCCAAGTTCCGTATTGTTCAGGTGCATAAAATCCTCTCATCCAAATGCTGCCATAAGTGGATTATACTGCTTTGGCATAGCAGAATAGGCAGATGTTTCAGATAAGTTTACTTTACCTCCACACTTTTTGGCATTGATTGGTGCGTAGTATTGTCTTTGTTTTGTGTTGTAGAATCCCCAAATAGTACGGACAGCATCACTGCTATAAGTATAATCGTAATGGTGGCGCATCCAAATGGCAACCATATTGCTTCGATAAGACTCAACTTCATACGAATAATTGTCAGGTGCAATGTGAGGGAAATCAGTGGGTAATTCTAACATAATCAACCATTATAATATGCGTTACGGTAAAGATAACCACCACTCCACTCACAATGTTTCAAAACAAACTCACGTTCTTCCATAATTAGCAGGTTGAAACGTACACCCTTGGCAGGTGATTTGACTGATGCTGGTTTATACATTTCACCAGTCTTCTTATCAATGAAGCAGTGAATAGAATCACGTTTTCCATTGATATACATGAAAACTTTGTGATACTTACGACCAGAAGAATCAACTGCCCAAGTATAATTTGGACTTGATTGATAACGACTTTGATAGTCTGCTTGCAAAGCATCACATAACATCAAGCAATACTTAACAATGTTCAACTCAATGGTGTTGCGTGCGTCTTGTTGTTGTTTGAATTCAGTGAAAGTCATGATCAGAATTGAAGGTAAGATTCGATTGCTTGGTTGATAAGTTCAGACAATTGTGCTGGTGGTTCGACTACATCAAACTCACCAAGATCACATTCATAGTAATCACCTTTCTTTAGTTCAATCATAGCACCATCTGCACCTTCCTGATAGAGTGAACGTGCATGCTCATCTTCAACAATAACAACTCGACGTGCGGTGAGATCAATCACCATCATATAGTCGAATGTTTTGTTCTGACGAAAATCCTCAACAGTTTTCTTCTCACTCAGAAAAGACTTGACCTTGAATTTCTTGGTAGCATGAACATCCTTGCGTTTGAAGAATAGGTTTTTACCCATCTTCAGTTCAATTCGTTCATCACCAAAGGTGAAATCGTAACCAGTCTGATCAACACGGATGAGATTAGAGAACTTAGCAATTGCTTTCTCTACTGCAGTTGCTCTGGCAAAGTTATCAGCATTGGATGAAAACCCCTTGTCATTGTACAAGGAATCAACCACACCGAAAATCTTTCCCCAGTCAGCACCTGTCTCCAGATGATCGATGAGATGCATGATTTTGCCTCGTTTACCCCTTTATTATATCAGAGTTTGCCACCAACGACACCCGAGTTGACCACTCTAGTATCTGTCCACCCCTCCTGGCATCCTTTGAGATAAAATCTAGTGTGCTCAATACATAACAGTTTGGTAGGTGAAGTTACTAATGCTTTGCCATCCGTACCGTAACTAAACCAAAGACCATACTTTTCCTCTATGATGAAGCAACCATCAACTACTTCAGATGTCTCCTGATTCGGGGTCTTTGTTGAAACCGAAGGGGAGAGATTCGTCGTCATCATTTCTCAGTTTGTGTGCTAGTTGACAAATAGTTTCCATTACTTTTAGGGTATCTTCAGTGGTGCTACCCTCTGGCATCTCTCGCAGAACAACCTCAAATAGTGGGAAGAATTGATCTGCTGCCTTTTGCACTTCCTCTGGAGTTAGAGGATCTTTGAAACTCATAATTACCTCTTGATTGTAGAGATGGCGGCATCACCTTGCTCAAAGATGATGTCAACCACACGTTGTACTTTTGCTGCTGTGTGAACACCAACATTGCCATATGTAGGGACATTAACAAGTCCGAAAGTCTTGTTCTTACCCAGTCGGATAACACGTCCGACAGTCTGTGCAATCTCAATGTAATCCATGCTGCGCAACATAATGCAGGCAGACAATCCATGCACATTGATACCCTCAGACAGGATAGAATGATGCAGCACAATGAATTTCTTGTGCTGATCTCTACCCCATACGTTCATTGTATCAAAGAATTGATCACGATCGACTTTCTTACCATCAATAAATGCACCATGCTTGGATGTAATCCACATGACAGAATAGTCTCTCTTGCTCATCTCAAGCATGAACATTGAGTCACTGATGAGATTAACAATGTCCTTGGTCTTCTTAGCACAAACAAGGACTTTATCCATGCTCTCGTTGTTATCAATGCTCTGCAGCAGATGATCACAATCTCTCTGTGGTACAGTCATACCCATACCAACATGTTGCATCTCTTGAACAACAACCTTAGGAGGCAAGATGTAACCACCTTCAACCAACTCAGGTGCAGGAACTTGTGCAATCACATTGCCATAGATCTCTGCATCATTCATTCCTGGTTTGGCAATAGTAGCACTATGCTTAGGAGTAGCAGTAAAGAAAAAGCACCGCAACTCATCCAAAGAACTAAAATGTGCGGTAGCAGGAAAGAAGTTACGTTTGACACTATTGTGAGCCTCGTCGAAGTAAATTGTGAATACGTTGATACCAGCATCCACAACTTTGTTCAATGAGTTGTAAGTTGTAAAGATAAACTTGTTACCTCTAGTGAACTTATCCCACAGTTGAATTTGCTTTGCTTTGGTGGTGCTGAAATGTTGTGTCTCACCACTGTGAACATGCAACACACTGACATTATCAATGTGCTCAAGAAACTCAGAAGACAGTTGCTCTGCAAGCATAATGCGTGGTGCAACAACAACAAAGGTGCTAGACTTGCAGTTCTCCATAACAGTAATGGAGTCCTGAATCATGCACATTGTCTTACCACCACCAGTAGGGACGATAACCTGTCCCTTTTCATTAGCAAGCATTGCATCAAGAGCACGTTGCTGATGGGGACGTAAGTTGATCACAGTGGATTGCATCGATGAACATAGTATAACCCCATTGTAGGGGATTCTAGAGCACTCTAAGACAGTTAATAAAGTGTCCCTGATACCCTTGACAGAGTTATTCTACTAAGTTATTGATCATTTGTCAAGTAAATGGTCCTTCATGTTCTTCAATTAACTTCAACATCTCATCATATTGATCTTCGTGAATTGGTGTACCGTTAGGTAATCTCTTTAGATAAATTGGCAAGTCTTTGTTAGGTTCATCAACTGCACCTTCTTCAATCCATTGATCAAAACTACTCTCATCTTGTGTCCATTTACCAATGGGACAGGTTTCATACGTCATTGATACTTTTGGTTTGACATAACAACCACATGCCTTACATCTACCGGCATCTGCTTCAAATCTTTCACAACCTTTACATATCTCATATCTCTCTAATTGTGTCTCTGTAGATGCAAGAAGTCTATTACCTTTGACTACTCTTGACACAAATTCATGCAAAGATACACCTAAGTTCTTCAGTTGTTCATCTAATGGGGGATACTCAGACATAATAAAAGCAAATCTATACTATCTAGGGGATATGTTGCAGGAACTTGATGATAACAACTCCCTGTCCAGCAGCAATTGCTTGACCAGTAACATTGTCACCATTCTGTCTCCTACCACGTCCAAATGTTCCCTCTCCCATATCACCAGGAGTTGTAGTAACAGAGCAATTGAGACAAACAGCAGCCCAACCTGCACCACCTCCACCACCAGATCCAAAGTGTTCACTATTTCCACCAATTCTGATGTTTACTGGTAAACCATCACCACCTTCTCCACCAATACCAGCATACGGACCTGTTGAACAGTTTGTT